ATGGCTAAAAAGCTTTCTGTCGATTGGTCTATACCTTATCGAGATAAGAATAACCTTAAACCTGCATTGGTGAGATTTAGAAGGTACTTGGAAACCTGTGGACTTAAGGAAAACACTATTAAGCTTTACGTGTTATTGACTGAGAAATACCTTGAAGCCGTGAAAACTGATATTCCCACAGAAGATGACGCGAAAAGGTTCTATGATTCGCTTCATGATAGGGATTTGTCGCGAAGTACAATAAATAATTATGCTGCATCTATTATTAAATATCACAGGTTAATTAACAAGCCGGTCAAACTTCTATTTCTGAGATTGAATAATTCGCTGCCATATTATTTTGATCAATTGGATATTTTAAAAAATTTGATGCAATACAAAATTATAAACATTTTTGTATGTTTAACCTTCTCTTTTATGGTTGCCTAAGAAGTGGTGAACTCTGCAATCTAGATGTCTCTGATTATGATCCAGAGCGTTTAACCTTGCGATTGCGTGAAACCAAAAATGGCTCAGATTCTTTTGCTCTAATTAACAATGATACTGCGAAGCTATTAAATAAATATATATCAATAAAACCGCAGATAGAGATAGATGGCCGTTATCCTTTATTTTTTACAGATTTTGGAAATCGTTTTAATCCTAATCAAATTTATAAAATTTTCTTATATTGGAAAGAAAAAGCCGGAATCACTAAAAAAGGCGGAGTCCATTGTTTTTCAAGGCATTCAAGCGCTACATTGATGCTAGAAAGAGGTTGTGACATACGAATAGTTAAGGAAGTATTACGTCATAGGGATTTGAATACTACCCTCAGATATGCTCACGTTAGCGATGTAACCAAAAGAAAGAGCTATGAAAAATTCCTTACGTTAGGTGATAATTTATGAATTTGTTAGGGCCAGACCCCGCCAGGTCACAAGGCCCCAACGAAAAGACAAAAATGGATAGGATCTACTCAGAGATTAACATTTCGGTTATCAAGCCTGAAGCTCTAAAAGCCCTAGTTTTAGAGATCCAAAGCCTCAAGGACGAATTATCCCAACTCCGAGAAGATAATCACAGCTTGCGCGAGGATCTTAAGAAAGCTAAAATTTGGACTGCATCAATAAGGATCGATGATCTTTTTGAAGCCGTAGATGATATAGACCGGCGATTAGGGCCTAAAGAGCCTCAACCATTACAGAAGGATAGAGGCGATATTCTAAGGGCTCTGTTGGCCTCTAGTGGGCCTATGCTGGCATCTGTGGCAAGAAAGAAAATGGGCCTGTCCAAAACCCGGTTCTCTGAATTATTAAGCACTATGGGCGATTATGTTGAGATTAAACCTTATCACCTTGACCACAGGCAGAAGGTATTGCGATTAAATAATAAAAAACTATGAATTAGTTCCGCGGAACTATTAACTAATTTGGGTTAAAGAATTATAGTATCCCCAAAACTAAAAAATCGGCGTGAATTTGCTGATTTTATGATATGTTTTACTTTTAGAAAGAGAAAATATTAGTAAAGATTATAGTAATATCTTCTTTTTAGAGTTTGAAGGGAAAATAGTTAATAGTTCCGCGGAACTAATTTGAACTTGGTTCTTATTAGTTTCATCTAATTTTTATTTAATTCATATTTTTAAATATACGGTTAAGATACCTCAAACATACTTTGTAATTGTTAATGAGGTAACTAAAATGATCGATTATTCGGACGTTCAAAAGTATCAACTGACGGAAGGCCAAAAAAATAAAATCGCTAAACTAATGAAAGAATTTGGCTTTAAAAATGTGGAAGCATTTGTAGATCTGATGATAGGGCATGAATACTATGGCCTCGATAGAATTAGACGCGAGGCAGCAGGTGTCCGAAAGTGAAAACTAACTTAATTGAGTATATTTATCGCCAATTGAAAAAAATTACTGAAATAGTAGAATTTATATTAAAGCAAAATGTTTATATAGTATGTGCTTCGTAATTATATTGGGGTTTGCATATGACAGAGCGAATTGTTAAACAATCGACAACGTTTGATATGAGACTTGAGCCGCGTGTTAAAAAAGCTCTTGAACAAATAGCTGATTTCTACGGCTTATCACAATCAGGATGGCTAAGAATGATGATTTTGCGAGAGGTAAAACAGATAGATACTCAAAAAGCTTAAAAGTAATTGGTGAAATGATTTTTGAATATATTTTCACAATATGCTTAGGCTATCTATTTGCTCTTTTTGCGTATTGTGAATATTTGTTTGTGGGGTTTAAAAAATGTCTGAAACATGTTTTGAAGAAGTTGGAGTTGCTGTTGAACATTTTCAAGGTGAAGAGGGAGTGGGAAATTCTAATTACCCACTCCCCACAATGGCAAATATAAATATGGGTCACAAAGTATTTAAACCTTTCTATACAAAAGTTGACATTAGTAATATTCCTGAAGAATTGAAGCGTTACCACAGTTGGGTTAATTGGTATTACGATGATAGTGATGAGATTGGAAAAAAGCCGCAAAAAATTCCAAAAGACCCAAAGAATCAAGAGTTTGCTGATGTAACCAATTCTTTGACCTGGGGCAGCTTTGAAGAAGCTTTAAAAATAATTGACAAACATTATCCTGTGGGATTAGGATTTGTTTTCTCAAGCGGTGATCCATTCACGGCAATAGACCTTGATAAGTGCTGTAATGATGCAGGTGAAATTGAACCCTGGGCTTTAGAGATAATTCAAGGATTCAATAGCTATACTGAAATTTCACCTAGTGGTTTAGGAGTTCATATCATTGTTAAGGGTAAATTACCAAAAGGAGAGAAGGGTAGAAAGAAAGGCAATATTGAGATGTATGACTCCGAACGGTTTTTTACCTTTACAGGTAACGTTTTAGAGGGATATAGCACCATTGAAGACAGGCAAAATGAAGTTGCTAAACTGCATTTAAAGGTTTTCAGCTCTGAGAAGCCCACAGTTGGGGATAATACGGCTATATCCCCTACTTTGGAAGATGAGAAGCTAATAGAGATGGCCGGAAACGCTAAAGATGGGGAAAAATTTAAAAGCTTATTTTCAGGGGATACCTCAGGATATAATTCTCATAGCGAAGCTGATCAAGCGTTATGTAATATCCTGGCCTTTTGGACTCAGGAGAATGCCCAAATAGACCGTATTTTCCGGCAAAGTAGACTTATTCGTTCTAAATGGGATGAATATCATGGATCAGGGACTTACGGAGAAATGACAATTATCAAGGCTCTTGAGGGAGTCAAAGAGCATTATCAAGGGTCTCAGCGACAGAATAAAACCATTAAGGCAATGGATGCTTTAATCGAGGTTATTGATTATCTGGTCAATAAAGATGGGGATGCTAGATTAATCTATACTTCTCTTGATGAGCCCTATTTGTGGATAAGGATTGATGATCATTTTGAAATGATAAAGCTTAATCCGAAAAATAAAACCTTTAAAATGTTTCTCTTTGGTCAAGTTAAAGAGAGATATGGTATAACTCTGAGAGACGATGAAACATTTAAGAATGCCTTATTAGCTATTGAATATACTGCAAAGAAAATTACAGAAGCTAAGGGATTTGACCTTTATCCTTTAGAACTTGGATTTAGATGTACCTGGCATAACGATTCAGCATGGATTGATTGTTGCGGGCCTGATTGGACAGGAATTAAGATTAATGAAGATGGATTTATAAAATCTGATCTTCCTCCGATATTCCTAAGAACTAGCCTCCAAAAAGAGATTGCGGAACCAAATTATCAAGCAAAGCCAGAAGATTTTGATAAGATATTTAAATATATAAATGTAAGATATAAAGGCCACAGGTTGCTTGTTAAAACTTGGATTTGCGCGGCTATGATTCCAAGAATTAGAAATAAGTCTATTGCTCAACCTTGGTTATCTTTTACTGGTATTACTAGCGCCGGAAAAACTAAGGCCGGTCAATATGCAAAGAAAATTGTAGATCCGATTAAGGGAGATCTAAATGGAAGCGATAAAACTCCTCTTCCTAAAGAAGCAAAAGACTTGGCAGTAATTCTAAATAATTCTCAGGTTGTGCTCTTTGATAATACCGGAAAGAGAATTAACGACGAACTTTCAGATTTGCTATGTATAGCGGTCACAAGAGGATGTTTTAGAACCAGAAAACTATATTCAGATGATGAAGAAGCTTTATTAAATCTGAATAGCGCTATTATTATGACTTCAATAGCGAACGATAGTTTAAATGAAGATTTGTTAAATAGAATGATCCCTATTGAATTAAAAGGTTTTGATAAGGATAATAAAAGGAAGCCTGAGATTCTCCTAGATGAAGCCTTCGAAAAAGATCTTCCTGATATTCTAGGAGGTGCATATTGTTCTTTATCAAAGGCTTTTGGTAATATCGATCAGGTTTATGAAGAAGTATCTAAACTTGAAGAAGCTCCTAGACTTTTAGATTTTGCCGTTATGGGCGAAGCTTTATCACGTGTATGGGGTGAAAATAAGGGCTCATTTATCAAAGCTTACAATGAGGCACAAGGCAAGAAGTCCGCAGAAAATATAACTGCAAGTCCTGTGATAAATTCATTGGTAGGATATATTAAGAGCCTTGAGAATGGAGCCAAGTATGATAAAGAAAAGAATCGCTTTGATGAGCATGAGCCTTATACTTTCTATGGTCCGATTTCAAAGCTTGCGGTATGTTTGAGAGACTATTACACTAAAGAAAATGGCTCTTATCCTAATGAAAAGATGTGGCCTCAAACAGGTAAGGCTTTTGGAAATAAAATCAAAGAATCTATGATGGGGCTTAAGAATTCTGGCATAGATGTAATAGTTGATGAGAGGCAAACGAGCGGGGTATATTACTATACTATAAAAGCTTTAGACAAGATTAATGAGTCATTAGATAAGGCATGGTAATAATCGTTATCGGAAGGCTTTGAAGTCTTTAACATTTTGAAGCCTTCTGAAGACTTCAAAGCCTAATGATATCGATTTATCGCCTTTTTAAAGGCTTGAAGTCTTTGAAGGGATGAAACTCTAATACTTTCCTCTTTTTTGCGCTCTATATGTCCACAGGGTTCCTCTTCCCTCTCTTTTTATTTTTCTTTTCTTTTAAGAAAATAAAGACTTCAAAGACTTCAAGCCTTCTTGATTGTGGTTTAAGATTAAAGATAGTAAACCTAACTTCTGTGGACAATATCAAGTTTAATTCATGCCGCAAGGTTTATATATCTATAAATATATTAAAATTAATAATTATAAAACTGGTGATAATTTTATATGCCTCAAAAGTATGATTGGGCTTCTGTGGAAATGAATTATGTTCGCGGAATTCCTGATGAAGAAGGTAAAGTTCATTGGCCATTGCCAAATGATCTAGCTAAGATGCTTGATTGTAGTGTCGATTACATCCATACTAAGATCAGAGAAGGACAATGGAAAGATAAAAAATCTGCCTATCTTTTGAAACTAGAACTTTCTGATGGAGATTTTGATATAGAAGATCCTAAAGCGGAATATGAGAAGTTTCAAAGAAAAGCTTATCAAGCAGCATCGCAAGCATTGACTATTATTATTAAGAAACTTGATGTTATTATTAAGAAGCAAGAATATAATTTATCCGATTTAGATAAGTTAATGAAAATGCTTGAAAGAGTTCAATTAATTGCTAAAAATTCTATTGGAGATAATCTAGATGATTTTGAAAACGCGGCCTCTGAGTTTTCAAAATTAATGGCAAAGTTGAAATCTGATGAGAAAGAATCAAAGAACATTCCTGAGCCGTTGCCAGTTGTAACTGTAATCGATCTTTAACGCTCGCCTTGTTAGGCTCGCTCTACCTCGCCTGATGGCTCGGAGTGGCTTAGCCCCAAAAGGCTAAGCCTTTATTCTCTTAATAAGTTTATGAAGTTTGATAAGTATTCGTATAATTATATATCCTAAAATTATCTATTTTCATAAGCTATGCTGAATTATATTCTAGCTAACAAGTCATTCCATAGTCTTAGTACAGGAAAAACGCTTTTAGACAATAATCAAGTCTATTGCTATCGAAAATTGCAGATTCTATCAAAAAGTCTAAAATAGCCTATCGCGTAACATGATGAATGTTGAACTATTTCTAATTTCATAATCATGTCTATATGGATCTCAAGCCCTTCTGATAGTGGTTTAGCTCTTGATATGATGTATGCGATTCTAAACCAGTATTGGATTATTATAAACTCTAATAGACTTAATAATCTAACGATTACTTCATAAGTATTTTAAACTTAATAAGTTTTTAAATCTGTGCAAGTTCATTGAAGTATATAAACTAAAGACCTTTTTGCCCATGTCCTAAAATATCAAAGTTTAGGACTTTTGCGATCCTAGAGCCTTACAAAGATTATTAAATTAATATGATATAATTATCTGTGGCAAAATGGTTTTAGAACTTATGAATTCAGCTTCGCGAAGGGCTGGAAAGATACGATGAGATTGATAAGAAATAAATGATGCTTAAGTTTAATACTTCTTAAGTAATTGAATTATTAAGTTTATAAAAACATTTTTATTTATTTAACTGGGGCTTCCCCTTTTGACAGTTGAAAGGCGGTCCGCCCAACCGCTATATTTTTTGGGCCTTTTTTAGCCTTTTACCGAAAACTTTAAATATTAATAATATTATTAATTATATAAATTATATTTTAAATAATGGTGTTATCAAAATGTTAGATCTTCCAGTTGGCAAGGCTCGCTATTCAATTTTGCATTCAAATAAACGTCTCAACCTGTGGGAAGGCGCAAAGCGTTCTAGTAAGACTGTTAGCTCAATAATTCGTTGGATTGAATATGTTATCACAGCTCCACCCGGCCCGCTCCTAATGGTTGGCCGTACTCAGAAAACTTTAGAGAAGAATGTATTAGACATTATTGCGGAATTCGTAGGCCCTAAAAATTATAAATATAATAGAATAACTGGCGAAGTTTTTATTTATGGTCGAAAAATAGACGTTGTAGGAGCCGTAGATGAAAGCTCAAGGGAGAAAATTCAAGGCAGGACATTAGCCGGTGCCTACGGCGATGAAGTACCCCTTTGGCCCGAGTCTTTTTTTAATATGATGCTTTCCGGTTTATCAGTCAAAGGCGCTAAATTCTTTGGAACCGCTAACCCTGAAAGCCCTAGACATTGGCTTAAAGTCAAATATATTGATAGAATTAACGAACTCAGCTTAAATGTTTTTCACTTCTTATTAACTGATAATCCTTCGATTGATGCAGAATACGTCGAAAACCTTAAAAAAGAATACGTTGGCCTGTGGTATAGTAGGTATATCTTAGGTTTATGGGTTGCCGCCACAGGTGCAGTTTATGACAGCTTCGATATTAATAAACACGTTGTTAATGAATTACCTACGGAAAGGTTTGAAAAAATCTATTGTGCTTGCGACATTGGTACAAGTAATCCATCTTGTTTTTTGCTCTTTGGGTTATATAAATCTAAATGGCACGTTTATTCCGAGTATTATTATGATTCAAGAAAAGCAGGAAAACAAAAAACGGACCGGGAATATGCGCAAGACCTGGTCACCTTCTTAAGCGGAAAATTTCCGCAGAAGATCTTGATAGATCCGTCGGCTAGTAGTTTCAAGACAGAGCTGAGATCTCTAAAGAAATATCGTGTAGGGGATGCCCAGAACGAAGTTTTAGACGGTATTCGTATAACTGCAAAAGCGTTAGCAGATGGAAATCTCCTCATTTATAAAAATTGCACTAAATTAATAGAGCAAATTCAGTCATACACCTGGGATGAGAAAGCACAGGCAATAGGCATTGACAAACCTGTTAAGGTAGATGACCATGCCGTTGATGCATTGCGTTATGGTGCTATTGAAATTTTCAATCATAATTATAATAAAATGCCCGTAGATTTACCAAAGAAGTGATTTCATTGTTAACAAATATAAATTTCTTATCAACTGGAATGCCTTGGCCTGTTGACGATTTAGACACAAAGCTTAGACTTGAATCTTATGAAAAGCATAAACTTCTCTTTCAAGGCCATCATTCAAGCGTTTTCAGAGATTTGAACCGCCTTTTAAGAGAAGATGAAAGTTCCGTTTTAGCCTTCTCCCTTAACTGGCATAAAAGGCTCACTACAACCTTTGCAAACATGCTATGGGGTGAAGTTCCTAACATATCAAGTAAAAACGATAGCAATGGAGACTATCTTAAATCCCTAATAGAATACAATGATTTTTATAATACTGGTTATGAGGTAACTCTGGACATTTTAAGGTACTCTCCCGGCATCCTAAAAATAGGCTTTGACGGTGAAAGGGCAACTATAGAATCTCAAAACCCTGCCTTCTGGTATCCTGTGGTTAATCCAGATAATATCAAAAAGATCCAATACCACGTTCTAGCCTGGACCTTTGAAGAAATCGATTGGGAAGGCAAAAAGACTAGCTACATCCGCGAGGAGGTTCACAGTCGCGGGAAAATCGAAAACCGTCTTTATGAGCTTGATAACGGCAAAATAGGAAAGCAGATTAAACCAATTTCATCTCACCCTAGATATAAAACTCTTAAGGATGAACAAAACACCGGCATAAATGATTTTCTCATTATTCCTATCTTTAACTTGCAAACCTCAGATAACCCATTCGGTCAAAGCGATTATGAAGATATAAACTCATTAATTGAGCAATTAGAGTTAAGAATTTGCCAGATAACACGCATATTGAACAAACATAGTGATCCCAACATGGCCGGCCCCGAATCATGCCTTATCAATGATCCAGATACGGGAGAGCCTATTTTCACTAGCGGCGGGAAGTTTTGGCCTCTTGAAAGCGGAGAGAAAGCACCTGAGTATATAACCTGGGATGGCAAGCTTGATAGTGCTTTTAAGCAAATGGAATTCCTCTTAGATCAGCTTTATGCACTCTCTGAGACTTCTTCTGTTCTCTTTGGCGATCCTAAGAAGCTTCAAAGGGCGGATTCTTCCGCAGCTCTAAAAAGGCTCTTGATTAGCACTCTTTCAAAAGTAAACCGCTTGAAACTGTCAATTGATCCTAAAATACGCAAAGCCTTGAAAATAGCTTCTCAGATTGAGGTTTTAAAGAAAGTGCCTACTGCTGTGGAATTGATAAATATTAAAATCGACTACAGGGACGGCCTACCCGAGGACCCGGTAGAAATGGCTCAGATAGCAAATTTGGAAGGGACTGAAGCTGAGGAACTTAAAAATGAAATTGCAGTGGAATGAACTTCATTCCACTAAACCAACTCTGTTAGCGATGTGGACTTTGGGTTGTCTCCTTTAGTAATAGTTGTTAATATAAGCCTTAATGGCTGCTGCATGGTATAGTTCTTAGGAGAACCGCGCCATTCAAAAGGTATCTGTGGATAACTACCTAAGAATAATGCATGCACGCCAATGAATTCCTCTTTATATTCCGGCTTAATCCAAGCTATAAGCCACTCGGAAGGAGCCTCTTCACAGCTTTCATATATTGATGCTTGATCAACACCGTCGGGCTTTATTGAAATTCCTGATCCAGAGCATTTTAAATTATTTACTGATTTTATTACGTCGTTCTTATAATAATATCCAATAGCTCCATTTGCCTGCCAAGGTACAAGTCCATAGATTAGTCTCCAAGGACAATTGCAGGATGATGAATATTCCTCCGAGATGGCCTTTTCTCGTACCAAATGATCAAACATAAGTTTATCAATTCCTTTATCAGAGTATTTAATAAGGTCGATACGGATTGCAGAAATGTTATCAGATAACACTATTTGAGTGTCGTTTCCGTCTTGAATATCCTTAACCACATTCCAATTTTGAGGAATTTCAAAAGATATTCCATTATCCTTATACATCGTAGAATCATTTTGTGCTGAAGAAATAGATATCAATAACACCAAAACTAAAACGAAACCTATTCTCATAATTTTCAACCTTCCTTAATCATTCATTACAATATTCACTATTTATCCTTATTTAATTTCAATTATTTATATTCAAGCGCAATCTTTATATAGTAATAATATTATTATTTAAATATATTATTAATGGTTACAGAACCACCACAGAAATGTTTCTGTGGGAAATCTGGGAGTGTTTCTAAATGACTGATGAACCTGAAAAACAATTGACTTTCACGCAAGCAGAGTTTGATAAAATAATTTCAGATCGTCTAATGCGTGAAAGGGATAAAAATTCTGAATCTTTCAATTTACTAACGGCTGAAAATGAGACTCTTAAAGGCAAAATCACTGCAATTGAAACTGAAAATCTCATTAAAGAGGCCGGTTTACCTTTAGAATGGACTCAAAAATTGACTGGAAAGAATCAGGAAGAAATCAAAGCCGAAATTCAGGTTATTAAGACACTGGTTGAAAAATCTAAACCAGCGCCTGAACCGATAGGCAGCGACACAAATCCTGCAAATACTAAACCAGTTATAATTACTCGCGAATCTATCAAGAGAATGAGTCCACAGGAAATAAACACGAACTGGGAAGCCGTTCAAAAGGCTTTGAAGTCGGGAATATAGTAAAATTTAAAGAGGTTTAATTTAAATGACAATTAATGGAATAATTCCGGAGATTTGGGCAAGCCGTCTCTTGTATAACCTTAATAAGAACCTTGTTTACGCTCAACCTGGCGTTTGTAATCGCGATTTCACTGGCAGTATTGCCAATATGGGTGATACAGTCCACATTAACGGCATTGGCCCTGTAACCGTGCGACCTTACGTAAAGAATACAACCATAGCTGCTCCAGAAAATCTCAGCGATGCTTCAACTGCACTACTTATTGATCAAGGAGATTACTTTAATTTTAGTATTGATGATGCTGATCAAGCTCAAACTCAGCCAAAGGTTTTAGATTCAGCGATGAGCGAAGCCGCTTATGGTATTTCTGAAGTTGCAGATGATTATATCGCCTCTATCATGGTTGCCAACGTCTCTGAAGATAACGAGATAGGAAGCGATGCTTCACCTATCGTGCCGAACAGTTCAGAAGGAACGACCGCTTTCGATTATCTTGTGGACCTTTCCACAAAGCTTAATGAAGCTAATGTTCCGAAGACGGGAAGATGGGTTATCGTACCTCCATTTTTCACAGGTCTACTCGTGAAGGATGACAGGTTTACTAATATCTCTGCTTCTGGCAGTCCCGAAGCACTTCGCAACGGATTTATAACAAAGGCTGCTGGTTTTGACATTTTAGAGTCAAATTCTGTCCCAAACACCACAGGAACAAAGTATAAGATAGTTGCAGGTTACCCCGGCGCTGTAACTTACGCAGAACAGGTATCCAGTGTGGAATTGTACCGCCCTGATGACAGACTCGCGGACGCTTGCAAGGGCCTTCACATCTATGGTTCTAAGGTTATTAGAAACTCTGGATTAGCTCTTTTGACTGCAAACAAGAGTGCTTGAGGTATTGAGATGTTCAATAAGATTTTACCTGTGGTATTAGCCATTGGGCTAATAGCCTTTCTTTTTGTGGGAATGGCCGGAGCTAAGACCACGATTAACGAGAGTCAATGCGTTATGGATTCTTATGTGACTCCTGCGACAGCTACAGCTCTTAATAGCTCTTCTGGCATGCAAATAACCACTTCCAAAGACAACCGTCTTATTCTTCTAGTAGCCAACACCGCACAAGCTGCCGGTCTTAACGTGACCGTTCAAAAGGGAGTTTATTTCCGCTCTGGCTTAGGAAATCTAACCCTAACAATCCCTAAGAGTTCTTCAAGGCTTATTGGCCCGCTTGAAAGCTCAAGGTTTGAACAAGCCGATGGTAAGATTTATTTCTCGTTTAATAACACCAACGGAAATGTAATTGGATATAGATTGCCCTCTTCTTAGGGCCGTCTTATTTTTTTGAGGTTTCCTTATGGCAATTACTGATGCTGATGTTATAGAGTCCTTACAGATTTTAACCTCTGTGGAATCAGTCCAAACCGAGGCTCAAAGCGAAGCGACACCGGAAGAAGGCACAACATCCGATTTACTTTATGCAGAATTTTCAGAGCTTTTAGATCAAGCTGAAGAAGAGCTTCAAAATGATCTAATACGCCTTAATCTGTCCGCCGTTGCTGATGTTACCACAAAAAGAGCTTTGGCTTATCTGATAGCGGACTATATTCAAGTTGGACAGCCTGAGTGGAATGCGGCAAAAGTCCAATACAATCAGGATAGTAGCATAAGCAGGTTCGCGAATCGACAAGGCTCTTCATACTATTATAATTATCTAAGAACTTTAGAAAATGCACAAAAGGCCGATGAAGACTATAAAGAGCGCCGCGCGGGGGTCTTCATTACATGAAGCGTAGATTATTTAATATGCCTAATAAAATGATAATCTCCACAAGCACCGGCGGCGCTTCAACTGATGCTTTTTATAACTATGGCCCGGTGCCTTCCAGCACTGAAGTAACTGTGGAAGCTGGAACACTTGAGACGCCTTCGGCTAGCTTATACTGCATACTTAAGGATCATGGGTATTACAATGAAGTATCTATAACGATTAATATGCTCAATGGTGCTACGCCGGTTCAAAAAACTGTAACGTGGGATTTTTGGAATGGGGATGGATCACTTCATTCAAAGGCTGTAAGTCCATGCGCGATCACAGAAATTCTAAATTTCACGGCAACGTATAGCGGTTTAGAGCTTCCCGTAGCCGATCTAAAAATTCAGGCAAAAGACGCGGCTGGCGAGTTCATTACAATTCCCGGCGAGGATACCACAATTTACAACTATTATCCGTGTTATTTTCAAGAAGTGACTACTAAAAGCGATTTGCTCAATTTCGGTTTTGCTGGATTGACTACGGAAGCTCTCTATTATTGCCGAGTTTATCACGAAATGCAAACGTTAGACCAATTCCAGATTGAAGGCTATACAAAAGAAGTAGATGGCGCAACAGTAAATCAAAATTTTCAAGTGTTTTCTCTCGTTAGAAAAATAAAAGTGCCAGGCTCCTCTAAAGCTATAGCCTATGACTTCTTCGCGAAGGAAATAACAGGCTCTTAAGGACGTGATTTTTCATGATTTATAGATGGATTAAAATTGATATTGAACAAGATATAGATATTTCGGAAGCTGCAACTTTCACAATAGCAACTCCTAGAGCAGGATGTTGGCTTTCTGTGGCTAAAATGATGATAACTAGCTACTTCTCAAATCTTGAAGGCCACGTCTCCGAGATTCAACTTCTCTTCGGAGATGATGAAAAAACCGGAATGATGAACCTAGAAGGAATGCCTCTTAATATTGATATTGGCGAATATCATGAAGTCTTATCCGGCGAAGTAGATGAAGCCCTAAAGATTAAAACCACATGCAGCAGCGTTCAAGGTTATGCTTTGCTCTCGGAAAATGAAGGATAA